AAAAACTCGTGTGTCTACTATCCAGCCTGTTGCTTCCGCATAAGGCTCTAGCTCCTTAATGGCAGAACGTGCCTCGATGTATTCGCACTGTTGCTCTCTTGCTAACTCAAAGAGCCATTCTTTGTGGTACACCCAAGAGTGGTGTCCATGCTTTACCGACTTAGCTAACCAAATCAATAAGGTGTGCTCGTCTGTAAAATGGTCAACTTCTCTTGTTAGAATTGCCCATCCCTTTTCCGACATATAAAGCTGCGCTCTTCCTTCGCGGCATTCTGTATATACATCTTCGGGTCGAAAAGTTAACTGTGGGGTCTCCTTCAGGATTTGTTCAATTCCTGGGAGAACGATGTCCCACGCATGCCTAATATCAAAAGGAAGAGGAGGTGAAGACCCGTTTGTTTGCGTATTTCCCCGTTTTCCTTCTGCTATGGAGACCACCATAGCTAACTTTCCTTGCGATTCTTTCGTCTGCCCCTCGTGCTCGTCGTTCTCCATCCGAAACCCCCTGATTGTATAAATTGCTGTAGATGCCAGCCGCATTAAAGTCTGTCCAGTCCCGATTTGGGATTCTCGACAGCCTGAACAGTGCTCCATTAACAATAGCGTCATGGTAGTCATTCATGATCTCAGCCTCACATGACTGAGAAGTGTAAGTAGGCTTGAGCTGCACTCTTAGTATGGTGCTACTTGTTTTATTAGTACTTGGGATAGGTACTAGGTGAAAAAGACTTTGGCTAACCTTTGAGTACACAGTCGGAGTGCCGCTATTGGAGCGCCACATAGGGTAGCGCTGCTCAAGCAAGGAGGAAGTTATAGCTTCAAGTTCTAGGCCCTGATGGACAACCCACAGAATGTTATGGATTAGGGTTCCCGTTGGAGCTTCCAAGTCGTACTCGTATATACCCTTCACTGTTGTGACAGGATCTAACTCTTGCTGATAAGCACCTGTTCTTTCGCAAAAGTCGATGGTCGTTGCGCGAACAGTTTTTATGATAAGTGTGTCTGAACACCCCTGAACAAAAGGCAGGATGTCAGGAAGAAATGACTCGTAAGTTATTGAAGCCATTTTTTCCCCGTCTTATCGTTGTTGCTGTACTACTTGAGGTCGTTTTGTTAATTCATCCCGATCAAAGTTTGGGGAATTAATGACATCAAGCTGGCCTTTTCCAGTAACTGCAACCATAAACAATTGGTAGTGCGTATTGGCTCGGTTCGCATTTGCGGCAAACTCGGCATCCTTCGTATAAGCGCGGAAGAGGGTGTAATCGACAATAGCATTCGCGTATATAGCGGGAATGCTAAGACTGTCACTCAGTGTTACTTGAACAGGGTTTTTGCTATAGATGATCTCGATAAAAGCACTACCAGACACACCAGGATAAACGTAAAAGTTTCTGGGGTTCGCTTCATCGTAGATATAATGTTTGCAAGTAGTTCCGTGCGCTGCATCGCCTGTTACGGTAGGGTCATGCCACGTAGGTGTGTTCGCATCGAGAATGTCTCGATCTACAATTCTAATTGAACGTCCACCAGTAGCACTCGCCGAATCACTGCTCATGTTCCGAACAACTCTTAGCAACCTGTTACCCAAAGCAGGTATAGACTGTTTAGTCCCTGCTACTAATGGGATAGTCTCATTCATAGCAGCAGCGTCAGGTTTAATCAGCGCTACTTCCCGCTGGGCATCGTTTACCCAAAGTACAAGCTCATCAACAACAGGCCATCTGATACCAGTAGTATCCTGAAGGGTGGTCTGTACTCTATCAACTACACTCTGTACGGTTACGGTCATATTCTTACCTATATGTTAAGGGCTTCGGCCCAGGCTTGTTCTCGGAGTTCAGAAGTTACTTTGGTGTCAGCTAGAGCATTAATAATCTTGGCTTTAGGTGTGCCGTCCATATTAAAATTCTCTGGATCGCCTTCATCTATCAGGTCAGTGCAGATCTGTATAAGTTCAGCCAACAAAGCGTCAGGTTGCACCTGAATGCTGATCTCCTCCTGCGTGACTACTTCTTCGGGTTCTGTTGTAACTTCAACGGGTTTTGAGTCGGAAACGACTTTGGCACCCATCTGCATGGCTAAAACGCCGATCTCGTCGGCTACTTCCATTTCAACGCCAGCGCTGAAAATAATAACTGCGCCCCATGTAGTGGCAACGCGAATATCTTCTTTAGATACAACTATCAAATCTTTCTCCTAGTAATAAAAAATGGACCCCTAGCCGCCGTCAGGAGGGGTTGTGAGCGGGAGGACGCACACAAGCGGCTAGAGGTCCAAGCCGCTTTAGTAAGCGGTATCCATCGCAATTACACCGAAGTCCTGATCAGCGGCGTAAGTTGGAGCAGACCTGAAGACTGGCTTCTTGAAGCCAAAGATCTTGCCGATAGAGATACCGTTCTGGTTGCCATAATCGAAGATATCTTCAGTTACTGAAGCGTCTCCAATGTCGGCCATTGCTAAGGCTTGTGCGCCGCAGAACAAAGCTCGTGCTCCGTTTACGTCTGCATCAGCACCCCACTTGTACCCAGCAGCTCCAACATTTGAAGACGTACCAGCTGTAGCGCCTGCAGTGTTGAAGACATGTCGGAACTCGTGAACCATCACGCCGTCTACCATCAAGGAGCTAGTCCCTGAGAACAGACCGTTAGAAGCACCACGTACACCCGCGTTACGGACGTTAGCCAGGAAGTCTGAGTCGAGCTTCAGATCAGCCATTTGCTGTGGAGTAACAAACATGTGGTAGGTTTCTTCGCCAGCACCAGTTCGAATACCACGTACATATTGATCTTTAGCGTAAGCTTTCAGTTCAACAATTGAGCGGTAGTTGATCTTGTCGGCTGCAACAACCTGAGCGACATTACCTGCTACGAGGCCACTTGTAGCGTCATAACGAAGGTGTCTGTCACCAGTAGGAGCAGAAACGTCAGAGGCAAACTCTAAGTCAACAAGCTCTTGACCATTTACAGCGCCGCCAACAACAGCACGTAAGGCACCGTTTGTTTTGAGCGTGTAAGCACAGCCTGAAAGCGTAAGGAACGCCAACTGGTCTAAGCGGTCAGCCATTGCATAAGCGAGAGCATCTTTAGAAGTTTCGCGGAAATTAACCACTGACTTCTGGTCGGCTAACCGGCCAGCTAATCGGTTGGCGAATCGCAACTGATCAAGCTTAACGACGATGTCATAAGCTTTAAGTTGTTCTTCATTCCCTTCTAAGGTGTAATCACCAGTAATACCATCGCCGGTCATATCAGCCAGCAAAGTAATTACGGCTCGTGCGCCTTTTTCACTTTGGGTCAGCTCATCAATACGCTGAACCATTGCATTTTGTCCTTTACCAGCGAACTGGTTAATGAACGAGTTGTTACGTGCGGTGCGCCAAAATGACTTGCTCCAAATTGTGAGCTGTTCACTTGTCAAAGACGCAAAGTTAGTAGTAGCCATTAGCAAACTTCCTTTGATTAAAATTGACGTTATGTTCACAGACCGTCTTTTGGAGCGGTCAAACCCGTATACCCTGTCTCGTCGGGAAACGAACTTGCGCTTTTAGAGGGAGCGACCCTGAGCCTTTAACGTCAGCGCGACGAGATCGTTTTTTAGGTGAGCGGCACCGAGTAGCTATCGTGCTACTTAGACGTAGGTATAAGTTTAGTATTACTCAAGTTTAGATGCAAACTTTAGTAGCCTTTCTTTTTCCCTTTCTTTCCCTTCTTTTTGGTGCCTTTCATTGGCGCGTTGATACAAGGTTGTCCTTTGTGCATTAGTAACTCCTTACCGTTTTACTTATTTAAGATTATGCGCTTCCACTTAGCTTCGTCAGTACGCGCCATTTTTTCCTCTCGCCATAGCACCCTGATTACGAGCCTTTTTTTT